TGTGAACCAGCCCGTTGGCCTCCGCAATCTGATGGCCTCCGGTAACGCAGCCGATGCAGCCAACACCGCTGGCACCGCAGGCGGCGAGACCCTGGCCGAAATCAACCAAGATCTCGTCGACCTGATGGCGAAGATCATGGCCTCCGACGCCAAGGTTGTGGCGCCGCGGTTTGTTGGCGCACTGCGCACCTACTGGGGCCTGTACGGCAAAACCACCACGACCGGGGATTACGCCTTCAAAGATCTGCGCGACACGGGCCGCTTGATGGGTGTGCCGCTTACCGCAGTCAGCACCGGCATCATCCCCACCGACCTTGCCGACGCAGCGGCCGGGACCCAGGGCACCGAGTTCTACTTGTTCGATGCGTTCCACGCCATTGTGGGCGAGGTCGAGGGCATGACCATCAAGGTCAGCGATGAAGCCACGTACACCGACGCGAGCGGCAACAAGCAGAGCTGCATCGAGAACGACCAAACCCTGTACGTGATTCAGATGAAGCATGACTTCGGCCTTCGTCACGACACCAAGGCTGCGCGCAAAGACAAGGTCACCTGGGGTCTGTAGGACCGAGCTAGCGCGGGGCCCCGCGGGGCCCGCTGAGTGGAACGAACCAAACCAACTAGGAGCACACCATGCAAGTACCCTCAACCGACCTGGGCGGCTTCGCGGCTGCCAAATACGGCGCGGCCTCCGTCAACAGCGGCGCCCCGTCCCTAATCACTGCGGCCGGCACCGGCGACGCGACCAAGGTTACCGGCGCGACCGTCGACCGCAAGTCGGCCACCGACGGCAGCCTTGCCGACAGCGCCCTTGTAGCAACGCTGTTCTTGGCTGCGCTGGCCGACACCGAAACCATCGCCTTTGCGCACGAGGTGCAATACTCGGACGATAATTCCAACTGGGATGATGCCGTAGAGCTCGAAGCGTCTGACGTCAAGGCGACTTCCAGCGGCGGCACCAACGAAACCGGAATTGTCGAGTTTTCGATCAACCTGCGCAGCCAAAAGCGTTACATGCGCGTCAATGTCACCCCGAACCTATCGGCATCGGGCACCGACACCGCGCTTTTTGCAACCATCGTTGCCCTGTCCGGCTACGCGCGCAATCCGCAGTAGCCATGGCGTCGGTCAAGGTTAGATTCCGCACAGCCTGGCGGTGCTACAACAGCGGCGAGGTCGCAGGGCCTGAGCCGCAGCTGGCACGGTGGCTTGTGGAGCAACGCCTTGCTGATATCGTCAAAGCGCCGGCACCTCCCACTGGCGCCCAACCTTCGGAGCCGGCGGCCGTCACCCCGTCGGCTCCGTCGGGGCGTCGCCGCAGGCGCAGAAAGAAAGCGTAGCCCATGACCCTGGCGACCAACGCACTGACCACGGTTGCCACGGTCAACAGCGACCTTGGTATCAGCGGCGAAGATACCTATATCGAGCGGCTGATAAACGTCGCCTCCGACTTCGTCGAGCGCTACTGTGGCCGCGCGTTTTGGCGCGACACCGCCATTGTCGAGCAGGTACCAGGCTTCGGCTGGTCTCACCTGATTGTCGCCCGGGCGCCCATCAACAGCATCACCAGCATCGTCCGCGATGGGTCGACCATTCCAGCGGCCGACTATGAATCCCTGGGCGAAGATGCGGCCGGTGGCCTAATCTACCGCCAGGGCGGGTGGGCATGGGATGCCATGCGGGCCAACGATATCAGCAACACGCCTGTTGCCGGTACGGAGCGCCGGTTGCACGTGGTCACCTACGATGGAGGCTGGTACACGCCCAAACAAGACGACGACAGCAGCGGCGCAAACGCCCGAGCGCTGCCCTACGACATTGAAGAGGCGGCGGTTGAAATCGTGCGCCAAATGTACCTCGCGAAAAAACGCGACCCAGGCATTGCGTCCGAATCAATGCTTGGCTGGTCGGCGTCCTACACGGCGGCGCAAATGTCGCCGCGGGTGCGGCTGATTCTGGCGGGCTACAGGCGATTGTGATGGGCCGTGCGCTTCATTTGATGGTGGACACGGCCAACTATGCGCCCCCCGTGTCGCTGGGCGACTATAGCGATCTGAGCTATGGTGCGGCAACCAATTTCCGTTGCCGCTGGAATCGCGTCACCGGCAACCTGGACCGAGGCGAGGCCGGGCGCGGGCTCGACTACTCCGACACGTTTTTGACCGAAACAGCGGTGCCCGAGCGCGCCAGGGTCTGGCCCCCTGGGGTTGCGACCACAGCCGAAAACAGCCGCCTTGTGCTCAAAGTCGAGCAAATGAGCGCGCCGCAAGATGGGTACACTCTATACCGAGGGTATACCTAATGGCTGACGGCATCGATTTGAAGGTCAAGGGCCTCGAAAAAATCAAAGAGCGCATGAATCCGCAGGCCTACCGCAAGGCGCTGGCGGGAGCACTGTATGCCGAAGCGCTGGCGGTTGACGCCAAGGCGACCGAGAACGCGCCGGTTGACACCGGGCGCCTGCGCCAGTCGCACTACGTCAAGCCGCCCGAGGGCACTGATGACCCAGCGGTGCGCCTGGGCTTCGGCGTCACCTACGCGCTACCGGTCCACGAAAACCACCCAGACAAGGCCCAGTTTCTGCAGCGGCCCGTAGACGAGGCGCGCATGGGGTTTTCTCAGCGCCTGGCCCGCCGCGTCAGCGACTACCGCAAGCGCAAGCTAGGCCCAGACGACATACCCAAGACAGCGCCCGAGGGTTACGATGGCGACGCCTGACACAGCGGTGAGAGACTATCTCAACACCAACGTTGCGGCACTGACCACAGGCGCCAACTTGTTCGCAGGCAAGGCCAGGCCGGCGGACGCCTACGTGCCAAAGGAGGCCGTGTTTTGTCTCGACAGCGGATCGCCTCCGGCCGAAATACTGGCGGGGCCCAGCAACCCGGAGCTGGCTCCAAAGCGCGTTCGGTTGACGGTGCGCAGTGGTTCGGGCGACTTTGAGGGCGGCCAGACGCTAGCACGGTCCGTTGTCTCGGCGCTACATGGCGCGAGCATCACCGGTTACGTCAGGCTGTCAGCGAGCTGCGCAGGCCCGCTGTACGTCAGGCAGAATGAGGACAACACGCACGAGTGGCTGATCGTGGTTACACTGTTGATAATGGAGTGATGGCGGCATGAGACGAGTCTACCTAAAGCGCAGCGCCATCGTGGCGCGCGGCAACACGACCGAGCGCTACGCCGGCGACAGCTTCTACTTTGTCGACGATGACTTGGCGCAGCGGTGGACCGAAGCCGGCGAGGCCTATTTCGCCACCGACGACAACCAGGCGATTATGCCACCCGAACCAGAGCCTGAGCCTGAGCCTGACCATTTTTCTGACGACGCCGCGCCACCGACGCCGGTGCCGCCGGAGGTCGCCGCCGAATTGGAGCTTGACTGATGCCACGAACATCTATCACTGTGCAGACGGCGCCCGGCTACGGCGAAGCGCTTGACGACATCACCTACACCGCCGCGGACGCGTCCAACAATATGGACTTCCAGCACCCTGGCGGAATGGTTGCCGTCATTCTCAAGAACAAGCACAGCGGTTCGCAGGTTGCGCAGCTTGTCACCGTGGCCAACCGGCGCACGTTCAACGAGGCCGGCACAAAAGACCTGACTGCTGCCGCCGGTTCGTCTGCAGATAAGGAATGCATCGCGGTTTTGCCGGCCCCAGGGCGAGGCGGCGAGGCCTTCATTCAATCCGACGGCAAAGTACACATCGACATCGCCGACGATACTGCTTTGAGTATCGCGGTTGTGGCGCTAACCCAGACATAGGAGCCGGACAATGGCACACCTTGGCACAGACGCCGCTGTAGCTATCAGCAACGCCGACAGCGGTTACACCGACATTGGCAATGTCCGCTCGATCGACTTTGGCGATTCGCACGACTTTGCAGAATCAACCAACAACGACAGCGGTGGGCGCAAGGAGGGGTTGCTGGCCAACAGCCAAGTTAACCTGTCCATCTCGTTTGTCTACGACAAGTCGGACGCCGGCCAGCTGGAGCTGCAGCAGGCGCACGAGGCTAAGTCGGCCAATTGGTTTCGCGTGCGCACTCAAGAGGACACCGGCGAGCGCGAGGCGCGCTTTCAGGGCCTCATTACCGCCTACAACGTACCGAACCAAAACGGCACCGTTGTTGAGGCGACCGCAACCATCGTGTCCACTGGCGCGATTACATACGCCGACCAATAGTCGGCAGATAGGTGACACATGAGCAACCAACTGCGCGGCGTTTCTAGCGTCGCAGTCCCATGGGGCCCAACCGGCGAGGGCGGCAAGCGCCTTCGCTTCACTATGCTAAGCCTGGCTGAGCTGGAGCAGAACCTTTCTATTGACGACATGTCGGAGTGGTTCGCCAGCAACTCTAGCGCGTTCTTTCAAAGCATGATCACAGGCCAGGGGGCGCTTGAGGCATTCAAGAGCGGGGACAAGACCCGCATTCGTGCCATCGCCGAATCGGTGTCCGCGCGTCATGCGCCCGGAATCCGCACCCTGCTGACGATGGTTGCCGAGGGAATCAGCCGCATGGGCACGCCTATGACCGTCGCCGAAGTGGCCGACGGACTGGCGCCTGGGGCAGCGAACCTCAACACCGCATGGATGGCCGTTTATGACGCGCTATCCTGCTGCCTAAACGGGCGCGGCGTGGTCGAGCATTACCAGGAGGTGGCGGCCGCAATCGAGGCGACCCAGGGCAAAAAAAAATCTACGGCTTCGCAGCAGAGCGAGCAAAGCCAGTCAGTAGACGCAGCCTCCTAGGGCTGGCGCTGCGCGCTGGCCTGAGTGTTGGGCAGTTTTGGGAGTCGACGCAATTTGAGGTAGTGATGACGATCGAGGCATACACCGAGCGACTGAGGGCCTACCAGGCCATCGCTGGTTATGCTGGTGCCGTCGCCGCGTCCCCGTTCGGGTCTGGGCAACCGCCTAGGCCTCCAGTGCCACTGGATTAGTCATGGGCGCCATCGTCGATACGCTAGAGGTCCTATTCAAGGCCACGACTGGCCAGTTTGACCGCAAGACCGATGCGAGCCGGGCCAAGATTGAGGCCCTAGAAAAGGCTGCAAAGAAAGTCTCTGTGGGCGCTTCCGTCGCCTTCGCCGGCATGGCGCTGGGCATCGGCAAGGTGTCCGAGGCGGCTGGCGTTCAACTGCTAGCCCAGCGCCAACTGCAATCCGCGTTCGCAGCCACAGGCAAGGCTGCCGACATTGGCTCGATCGAACGGCTGGCGTCGTCGCTGCAAGGCCTGACGCTATTCGGCGACGAAGCTAGCCTTAGCGCGGCCACGTTCGTTGCGCGCATGGGCGCCACAGGCAAGCAGGTTGAGCAGCTGCTGCCCCATATCCAGGACCTGGCCGCAGGCATCGGGATAGACCTTAACGCGGCAGCCAAGACAGTAGGCAAGGCCGTCGCTGGCAACATCGAGGGTTTCAACGAGTTCGGCATCAAGCTGTCGGAGTCCGAGGCCAAGGCCTTCAAGATGGCCAGCACGTCAGAGCGCACAGCCATCATCATCCGCGAACTCTCGAGTAGATTCAAGGGAGCTGCCCAGATTGCGGCATCTACAGCTAGCGGAGCCTGGACGCAGCTAACCAACAGCATCGGCGACACTGCCGAGGGCGTTGGCATGTTGGTTGAGTCGCCCTTGCGTGAAATGCTCGTTTCGGCCCGAGCTGCAGTCGACACACTAAACGGGGCGCTTGCCAGCATGGCCCCTGAAACCAAGGCCTTCGTGGGTCGCATCGTCATTGGCGCAACTGCAGTCACCGGCCTAGTCGGCGCTTTGGCTGGCGTTGTCGCGGTTGGGCCCAAGATCGTCGCCGGGTTCAAGGCGGCGGGGCTCGTTATGTCGTCGCTGTCAATCCCGCTGCTGGCCGTCGGTGCGCTGATAGGCACAGCAATGATTGCGCTGGGCGCAATGTCTAGGGCCTTCGGTCGCGACTTCAAAAGCATGACCGAAGTTGTGACGTTCGCGTCTGACTACATTGGCGATAAGTGGGCCGGCGTCATCGATTGGATGGCCGAAAAAACAGATCCGTTTGTCGACGGCATCAAGGGTGCGTGGGTTGAGATTCGGCGAGTCATCGACGAGTTGATACGCGGCGGGCTCCAGAACTTCAACGATATGCTGGCGGCTGTGTTTGCAGGCATCAACAAGGTGCGCGGGTTTCTCGGAAACGAGGCGCTTAGCGTGCCGCAGTTGTCGGTGCCCGACTCCCCCACAGCAGCCATCGGCGGGGCCGCTAGCAACATCGCTGGCGCGGTAGGCGGGGCGGCTGGGCGGGGCGGGGCGGCCGCAGCGGCTGCGTTGGCTAAGCTTGCCGAGGCTGCGGCTGGCGCTGGCGGCGAGCTATTTGACCTTGGCAAAGAAGGGGCGTTGCAGGTCAAGAACATGCTCGCCTCCGTCGTCGGGGCGACCGACGCGCAGAAGCTATTGGACAGCGGAGCAATCCAGGCCGCTGCGGCGCTCGCTGGCGCAGGTGGGGGCGGTGGCTCCGGCACGTTGACTGGATCGGTCGACAAGGTTGCTGAGTCTGCCGACGCCGCCAGCGAGTCGATGGGCGGCATCGGCGACATGGTGCTTGGCTTTGCGAGCCAGATGGGGACCGTGGGCGAGTTGATTCGCAGCGGGGCCCAGGGGTTTGCCCAGGGCGGCCCCATCGGCGCCATCATCAACGTTCTGTTGACCCTGCTAAGCAAGCTGGACTCGTTCCAGGTCGTCATGGGTCAGGTTGAGGAGGGCTTCGACATGATATTTGAAGCGCTGTCCCCGCTGCTCAACTTTTTGGTTGAGGCAAATGAGCGCCTAAACGCAACACTTGCCGACGTGATGGATGGGCTGGGCTACTTCGCCGAAGGCCTTAGCGATGCATTCGGCGCGCTAAGCGAGATTATGACATCGACCACGGTTCCAATCATGAAAGCGCTAGAGCCACTGCTTGCGGTTCTCGGCGGCGTGCTGAAGCTGTTCGGCGCCCTGGCCAGCGCGCTCGATATCGTCAGCCCGATATTCAATGCACTTGGCGACGCCATGGGCTCGCTTGACCAGGCTATCAAGGACATCAAAGCCGCGTTCGACGTGGCTGCGCTCGACCTGAAGATCTTCTTTGAAAACCTCGACAAGATCATGTTCGGCGGCGGATTCGACGTGGCCGCTGAGCGCAACAGGCGCCTCGCTCAGGGCGCCGAAATAACCGCCGATGCACTGGCTAGGGTTGCCGCAGATAGCGCCAAGGCCGCTGACACGCACAGCGATTTTGCCGAGCAGGCGCCGATTATCAGCAGGGCTTTCGAGACCCTGGCAGAGTCCGCAGACAAGGTCACTGAGTCGCTAACCAACGTGCCGCGCGGCATCAAGGTGGCCCTGGGTCGCTTTCGTGCGCAGGACCCAACGATGGGCGGCGGGCTGGCTGCGATGGGCGCAGGCGGCGGGGGCATGAGCGTCACAATCAACAGCCACGACGCCTATGACACATGGCGCAAGGTGACCGAACTAAACGAGCAGCGCGCCTATGACACCGGCAACAGCAACAGTGGCTCTGGCTCGCGCTGGCAGCAGGATCCAAAGGGGAGTTAGGCAATGGCGTTCGTACGAATCAACGGCTTGACTGTGCCGGTCGCAGACGTGACCAAGGCGCTAACCGAGGTCGGCAGGCGTGGCGATGCCTTCGATGGGTCGCATCAAATGGAGCGCCGTGGCGTCAAGCGCGTCTATTCGATGCAGACAACCCCGCTGTCTGAGATTGACGCGGAAGCCGTTGTTTCCGCAGTCATGGGCCTTGGCGACCATTGGACATTCGATGCAGACCTTTGGAGCGACAAGGGCCTTGGGGTCAATGATAGCAGCAGCGGCTACCTGACCAGCAACAGCGACGCAGCTGACGGCGACCCGGTGGTTGACCAGTGGGGACACAGCGAAAGCAAGTTTGGCGGTGGTGCTTTGCGGGTCGAAGGTCAAACCACGAATCTATTCACGACCGCCCAAGCCGAGTGCTCCAGCGTGACCGGCTTCACCGCTGTGGGCACGGCGTCGCGCAACACAACGGCATTCAACAAGTGGGAGGGCTCCAGTTGTATTGCTGTCACCTGCAGCGCTTTTTCTGACGGCATTCACACGCCGACGGTCGCAGTTACCGGTGGCGGTAGCTACTCCGGCTCTGTCTACGTCAAGCCTACGTCAGCAATTACCATAGGTGCGTCGCTCATCGGGGACGTTGGTGGCACAATCGCATCGGAGCCGGTCGCGTGCGCTGCGGACACATGGACACGTATTCAACTGTCCGGGACGGCGGATGCGTCCGACACCACTGCATATGTTGAGCTGCTGTGCCTGGCCTCGTCTGGCGTGTTCTACATGGACGGCTTGCAAATCGAGAACTTGAGCATTCCAACGCGATGGACATCGACGAATCGCGCCGCCGACGATGACCTTGAATATATTATGCCCTTTCACCCCAGTTCTGATATGACTGTGAGCTGGTGGATGAAAGCCGTTGGCTCGCTTGGTTCTAACCGGTACGTCTGGCGCATCTACGATGGCGTCGGCACGTCAGAAAACGCATTTAGGGCATTCTGCCCTTCGGCGGGCAGCATGCGAATCAAGGCCGGGGCCTACCAGGTGGACCACACGCTTGCTGACGAGGGCTGGCATCACTACGCAGCGGTTTACCGCGCTAACGCCGAGACGGGCGAGGCCAACCTGAGCCTGTACGTTGACGGCGTGCTTGACGACTCCGACGACAGCGGCACCGCGTGGTCAATCTCAGCCAGCACCCACTATCTCTACATAGGCAACTACGAAGACAATGAGCACCAGTATGAAGCGGCCTATGATGACTTTGCGGTTGTGCCGTACGCAATGACGGCCGCACAGGCCGCAGCAATCTACGCGATGGGCAAGGCGCTGCCTCAGTTTCCGAAGGTCTATGCGGATGGCGACCTGATGCCGGACGATACTCTAGGGGCCTTGTTCGTTGGCCAGGTGACAGACGTTGCCTATGTGCAAAGGCAGGACGGCGGGACATGGCGCAACAACATGCAGGTTGTCACGTTCACTCTGACCGAAGCGGCGGCGAGGTGACCGGTGCGAACCTTCTCAAGTCGTCACCAGCAGATCTATTCAAGCGGGTTCTGCTCCAGCCATGCGCGCGTCACTATCGACGGTACAGACGTTACCTCGCTAGAGGGTTACAACTTTCTTGTCGGCGGTGACATCAACTTTAGCGAGTCGCAGCCCGTCGCCACGGCGTCGGTGCGCCTTGCTCGGCAGATTGAGGGGTTCAGTCTGTCGCCATTGATGGCTGGCAGCAAAATCAATGCGTCCGGTGTGCTTGTCGACGTTGGTCAGTCGATCGAGATAGAGCTGGCGGTCGCTCCTGCTGGTCAGCCTGCGCAGGCTGACGATTGGGTGTCGAGGTTCAAGGGCCGGATCACAGATGTTGATTGGGGTTCCGACGTGCTGGTGTGCCAGTGCCAGGATCTTGCTGGCGAGCTGCAGGACAACTTTATCCAAGCTCAGCGCCTGTATGGGTCGGCATCGCCATCGTCGCCAGCAGACGATCTAGAGACTGTCATGCAAGACATTCTCAACGACAACGGCACTGGCGTTACGCTGTACAGTCCGACGGGCACGGGCGGCACGCCGTTCCAGTCCGCTGACTCGCCAGACTGGCAAATGCTCAGCTACTATCAAAGCAAAATGTCGGTTCTGGCGGCGCTGCGCGTGCTGGCTGACCAAATCGGTTACGATATTCGGTATATCTACAACAGCAATACAAGCGATTGGGAACTTACGCTGTACGAGGGCGACCGCACCCTGGCGGCCGTTGGCTCGCTGGCGTTCACGGGCCAGCCGTCAAACAACGAAACATTTGCCGTCAACGGCGTAACCTACACGGCCAAGACAAGCGGCGCCGGTGTCGACGAATTCAACATCGGCTCTAGCCGCAGGGGCACCGCCCAGAACTGCGCCGACATGCTAAACGCTGGCTCGGACTCGGCAAACCTGTATGCGCTCAAGGTGGACGAAGGTGCCAGCGATGCGCGTGTGCTGATTTTCTGGGATGCGTTCGGGACTTCCGGCAACTCGATAACGTTCACTGAGTCAATGTCGAACGTCGCGGCCGATGGCGGCGGTACGCTCGGTGGCTACCGTGCGGGGCGGTCGCCTACCAGTGCGTACACGTTTGACGCCAGCCAATACCGCGACCTGGCGATGGTCAAGCAGTCGCTTGCAGACGTTCGCAACAGCGGCAAGCTAAGTTATTACGATAGCGACCTGGGCGAGCGCGTGGCCATTGTCCGCAAGGCGCCCAGCAGCATAGCCAGCTACGGTGAGCGGTATTTTGAAGTAACGCTGCGCGCTGGCGACCAAATCGACACGATTGCGGAAGCGTTCAAACTGATCGACCACCTAATCAGCGACCTGGCGACGCCGCAGCTGCAGAAGTCTGCCGACGTGGGCCCATTCATCTGGGCGCAGTTGGGCGACCTGTACACGTTCGCAGCCAACGGGGTGCACTACGACAGCGACCAAGAGCAGGCCGTCGAGGGCTTCCGTATTAGCTTTGCAGCTGGGTCTATTCGAACTACCCTGCAGCTTGTTGGCAAGCCCCAGGGCGGGGCCAAGCGCTGGTTTGACCTTGAAGGCGGGCGCGGGCGCGGGCCAGCTATCGACGAAAAGACAGACGCGGCGGCGAGCAACCCCGCAGTCGTGGCCGGCTTGGGCTTTATCGAAGTGGAGTATGATGACCCGCTAAGCATGACGCCGCCCATAGGCGACTGGGCATACACTGAGTGTCATGTAGGTACGTCTGCGGCGTTCACGGTCGACGCATCGACGCTCAAGGCTAAGGGCAAAGAAACGCGCTTCAAAATCGGCGGACTAACCCCGGGCACCACCTACTATTCTAAGCTGCGCATTGTGGACACGCAAGGCAACGTCGCGTCCCAGAGCACGGAGGTAAGCGTGGCGGTCCAAGAGGTCGGCGCCTACCACGAAAACCTTGACGGCCTGCGGCTCAACATGGTCCCCAACGGCGACTTTGGGCAAAACACGCTGGCGGTTGCAGATAGCCCGCCGGACGCCTTCACCGTCAGCAATGCAACATGGGGCTCCGGCGGGGACATCTACGAAGAAACAGCCACGTACCAGCAGACAGGCAAGCGCTCAATCAAGTTTTTCGGAAGCATAGGCTCAGCCGACGGCGTGCAAGAAATCGTTTCGGACTTCATACCGATAGCGCAAAACAAGCTTTACCGAATGACATGGTGGTGGACCTGTAGCGAAACGAACGTCAGCGACAACGACGCGCGCGGTCGGCTGGCGTATGACCTTTACGATAAGGACAAGTCACAGCTTGGGAGCACCGTCAACCTTGGCGAGGTGCAGGTCGCAACTGCGCACGAATGGAAGAAGCAAGTGTCCTCGCAAATATTCTCACTAGAGGGCAATACTGGATCCAATCACGAAGACGCGCGCTACATCCGCTGGCGCTTTGGTCGAAAGTACAACGGCGCAGGGCCGGCATCTTTTGAGGCCTACCTGGACCGCATGGTGATGTTTCCGCAGCGCCCCGTGTTCAAAGCCTACCGCAGCAGCGCGCAGACGATAACGAGCGGAGGCAATCGCGTTGTCGAGTTCACGACGCAGCTATTTGACCTTGGCGGCGCAACTATCGGCGGCACTGTCTACGGTTACGACTGGTCAACCAACCCTGGGCGGTACACGTGTCTTGAGCCCGGCGAGTATGAATTTAAGTTTGCCGTCGGGATGGATGGCCTGGCGTCAAGCACTGCCTTTGAGGCTGGCTTTTTGCTTAATGGCTCGGTCGAAAAGGTCTGCCATCGCCAAACCGTAAGCGGCGACGTGACCGCCTTCGGCGCCATGACTATCGCGCTTAGCAAGGGCGACTATGTGGAGGTGTACGTTAACCACGACGACAGCCCCAACGCGCCCACGTTCGGCGGCGAGTCCGAAACTTGGTTCGAGGGTTCGATGCTTGCGGACCCCTACTGACGTTCGGTTGACCGCTGCCCGGCACCACTCTAGCGTCAATCCAAACGGAGAATTGCATGCGTAGACTTTCCGCCCTTGTTTTGCTCGCCCTGTTGCTTGCGCCCGCCGGGGTCGGCGCGGCGTCAATGTTCCCCGTCAGCGCCGCCGCAGTGGCCGGCGGTTCTGGGTCCGGTACCACCAACGGCGGGGCCTTGGCTGACACGCTAAGCACTGCCGCAATCGACACCGGCAAAACAGGCGGGTTTGCCACGTCTGAGCTGGCGCTTATTTTTGCCGTGACCGCCGGGACAACGACCCAGGTTGACGTGCAATGCAAAGAGTCCGCCGATGGCACAAACTATGGCTGGATTGCCCATTGTACCGATGCCAACCCGTCGACTTGTGCTCCGCAGGTTCTGCAATTCGACGTGTCGAGCGACACGCTGCACAGCTTCGTGGTCAAAAACCGGGCGCGCTATGTGATTTGCCAGTTTGACGACACCAGCGATGGCACCGGGACCATTGTTGTACGCGCTTCGAAATCCGCTCAATAGAGAATGATTCGGGCTGCAATCATAGCGGCGGTGCTGGCGTTCCCGAGCCCGCGCATGACCCATGGGCGCATTGGTGGCGAGCGCATGACGGCGCCAAGGGCTGGCGTTGTCCGCATTGGGTCGCCTGCTTTGTTTTCTCTATCGGCGTCCGGAGGCTCGCTCGCCTATTCCGGGCAAACGTCCGCCACCTTTGACCGGGACACCGCAGCCTATCGCAAGACCGGCAGCGGCCTGGAGTTGGTTGCCATCGATACGCCCCGGGTTGAGCCTGCCGGGCTGCTTATCGAAGATGGCCGCACCAACTACGTCATCCGCAACGATGACCTAACAACCGGCTGGACGCTCAACAGCTGCACAATCGACGACGACAGCACAACGGACCCGCTTGGCACCACCACTGCGGATGGCGTTATTGGCGCAGCCAGCGGCGGCGCGCACTATCCGTCGCAGGCAATGACGACCGCCACGGGCCTGCACACTGTCAGTTGCTTTGCCACTCCGGGCGAAGAGTCCTGGACGGCGCTGCAGGTTACCAACAGCCCTAACACGGCCCAGTATTTCAACGCATCGACTTGCACGGTCGGATCGACAACCATCGGATCGCCAACCAACGCAACCGCCGAGGCCATAGGCAGCATGTGCAGGGTGTCTTTCTCGGCGACCTTCACAAACGCATCGCAAAATCTCAACGTGCTGCCCGGAGAAGGCGACGGCGACGTTGTCTACACTGGTGACGGTTCGACTGTAGACGTGAGTTATTGGGGCTGCCAGATCAGCGCCGGTGCGTTCCCGGGCTCGCCGCTGCTGACCGCAGGGGCAAGCGCCACCATGGATGATGATGATGCGTTTTTCGGCATCCCTGAAACCGACTTTGCCAACGGCGGACAGATCACGGTTACATTCACGGTACCAGATGCCGATGGCCACGGGGTGCTGTCGGTGCTGACCATCGATGACGAAACCGACGCATGCAACGAGCGCGCATATCTGAGCATCGCAGCCGATGGCGACCTGACCTTCATCACCGACAGCGCCGCTGGGACCGATTGCCTTGTTGAGACTACCTCAGAGGACTACAGCGACGGGACCGAACATACCGCCGTGGTCACATGGGGCACCAACACGTGCACGCTGACCGTAGACGACACGCTGAAGGATACCGACAGCACCGTATCGCCGCCTGATGACCTGGATATGATCCGGGTCGGCGACTCCTGCGGCGACGGCAGCGAGCTTGAAGGCAACA